TCCCACGTTGAGGAAATTTCATATTTCTCCCCCTCCCTATCCTGCGGTGGATAGTAGGGGAGTGCTAGTTTTTTGCGTTTTTGATTTCCAGCAGATAGTCGATATATGTGCGGTAGAATGTTTGAATGTCGTATATGTCCCAATCAGCCAGTGTTTCAGCCGTTATCGGTATTTTTGCGATATTATGTGACATCAGTTTTGCGCACATTTCGATTGCTTCGTCTAGCTTGTTGCCGCCTAGCTTTGCGGATATTTCCCCGAACGCTTCAATCTCGCCCTTTGTGGGTGGCATAACAAATATCGTGGTATGCTTTTCGTCAGCCAGCTCAATGCGCAGGCTAGGTTTTTGCATTTTGCTAAAATTCAACGTCTTTGGCATTTTTTACACCTCCAAAAAACAGCCCACTGAAAATCTCAGCAGGCTGTGTATTTGTGTTGCTTATGTAGCGCTTATCGACTTGTCTTCTTCGATGTAGGTAATCAGCGTTCCCTCGCTGTCGCTTGGCAGTGCTTTGAACTCTGCGTCGATAACAGTTTCCTTGTCCTTTGTGAATGCCAGTTCGATACCGCTCTGATTGTTGCCCACGATCATGACCCATATATCTCCGTCAACTGCGTCAACGTGGTGGAAACACAGAACATATCTCTTACGACGCATATTCTTCAGACCGCCAATCTTGACAGTTCTACGTTTCTTGCTGGTATCTTCTGCCACTCTTGCGGTATCGCAGAGAACATCAAGGGTATTGCCGTTGAATACCATGATACCAGTTTTCAGCGTTGCCTCTTCTTCGGTGAGGATTGTCTTCTGGTGCGTGCCGTCATCATCACTTGCGGTGTAGAATGTCGGCTTATAGGACAGGGTTGCACCGCCCTGGATATAGCCCAAAACATTTGCTTCGGTGCAGATAGTATCAACATCTGGTACTGTTTCACCGCTGAAATCCTGATAGTAGACATAGCCACTACCCAAGATGATGTTACTCGGGGCTTTCTTTGTTTCAGCCATTTTAATTCCTCCTTATTTCAAATAATTGGTAAATGAATATCTTATCTGATATTCCTTGCTGTCTTCTATCCAGCTTTCAGACTTTTCCAAATCAAAATCTGCAAACTTTTTTTCGACAGCCGTTTCTAAATTAACGTCGATTTTTCTAGTGTACAATTCAATGACTATCGTCTGTTCTCGCAGGCTTGCGGGGTGCATATCATCTCCGCTGTCTATGGTGCTTTCACGATAGAACACGCAGTAGGGCGTTTTCATTTCATCACGTGATGAATAGTATGCGACCTTGTCTTTCAGTTCGTCGATAGCCGTTAATCGTGAACGTATGTCAGCCAATGTCAAATTCATTTCTTCAACCTCGTTTCTATCAACTCAGGCAGTGCTTTTTGTGCATATTCCTCAACTGGTTTGATATGCACAAATGCTTTTACTCTGCCCTTGCCGCCTTTCTTTGCGTGACCGTGCTCCAGCAGATGTGTCAGGTAGTAGTATTTTTTGTTTCGCACAACAACACGTTTGTTGCCCGATTTAGCGTATACCGTTTCAGCTTTCCAGCTTTCGGCATACTTGCCTGTGCGACGTGGTGATGTGGCTTTCAGCTTTTCGACGCACTGGTCTGCGACCTCGTCGATACAGCTGTCAACTATTTTGGCAGTTTCTTCGCTATATTCTTTCAGGTCATCAGCGACCTGTTTTGCCAGCTTACTGACATCAATTTCAACCGATTTCATTAGCTATCACCGCCAAAACGTTCAGCCGTCAGTTCAATGGCTGTTCCTGCGGCATATGTGCGTATGATACGATACTCCCGACCGTTATAGAATAGCATATCCTCGTCATCATAGTCATAGTAATCTGCCATTTTGATTTTCAAAGTGGGTTGAAACCCTGCCTGTGCGGCACTGTAAAATTCAGAACGTGAAATTGATGATACCTGACAGAACACTTCTTTGGCATTCTCCCAGTCAACGACCTTTTCTTGATTTCCTATCTCGTCTGAAACTATCTTTGCTTTGGCAATTTTTACAACATCATTAAACATTGTTAAATCCCCTCCGTGTAGTCCTCGTTCAGACTTAGTGCGTCTCGCAGACGCTCGTAGTTCTTGCGGAAATCTTCACCTTTGCCGTTGAAATCATACTGCCATTTGACATAGTTTTCGATAGCCTTTTTCAGAATTGCGCTGCAATCGTCAGCGTCAAAGGGAACGAACACGCCCACACGCTTCAAGTCCTCCATGCAGGCGTCCACGTTTGACATAATGTCGCTATCTAGCTTGTTATGCGATATCCTCAGCGAATTTTTCAAACTTTCTAGCATTCGTTATGCCCCCTTTATCATCATGATTACTTGCTTTTCTTGGTGAGTGTTACAAGGCTGTTCTTGTCGACGACCTTGCCGTCTACCAGCATAACAGCCTTTGTTACCTGGTCTTCAGTGTCATTATCCTCATATCTCTTGACTGTCATGGCAAGATTTGTGTTGAGGATATAGTCCTCAGGGCGGAAGAAGAATGCCACGATGGTATCAGCCGATACAGCGTCCGCATAAGCGTCGATATCATCTGAGAACACAACAGGTGTGCCCAGAACCGATGGCTGCATATCTCCATTAAGACCATAGTTGACCCTAGCGATAGGCTGTCCGTTTGTGTCTGTCAGTGCCTGGATATCGCAGAATGTTGCATAGTTCATGAACATCTTAACGCCTGCTCTGTACCCTGACGGAATTTTCTTTTTCATATCCCACAGGGTTTTGTATGTAATACCGCTTGCCAGTGCAACGTCCACGTTCTGACCGCTGACAACAGTTTCCTTTGTGATACCCTTTGGCTTGCCAGAGCCGTCGCCCTTGATGATTGCTGTCTCGATAGCGGCGATCATTGCGTCGGCTACCTGGTTAGCAAATACTGTCTCGAAGAAGTCAAGTGATACCACAGAAACTTCAAGTGACATGGAGATAGCACATCTCAGCTTGTAATAGCTGAAAGTGATTGAGCCTGTAGTCTTCTTCTGTGTGTCAGAGCTTGCACCCTCAGCAACCCATGTTGCAACCGGCTTGGCACTTGATGTAGGGATTGTCACGCCACCCTTGATATTTGTCTTTGTGACAAGGGCATAGATCTGTCCGTGTTCCTCCAGCTTCTCAACGATTCTCTGCATGGTTGTTGACGGAATAACAGCCGCAACGTCAGTAGTCTTTGTGGACTGTGCCTCGTTCGCAAACTTTGCAGGGATTGGTGTACCCTCGAGAACATTGTGCATAAACGCAGTTCTGTATTCGATGCTGTCATAGATGTTTGATGTGTGTGTGATCGCATTCTCGTTCATCTTGTTTTCATTCCTTTCAATGATATTTTTCATAGTATCTGACGCATGGTCTTTTGTCATAGCGTTCAGATTTGCCTGTGTCTTTGCCGCTTTTTCAGCGTCATTCATCAGCTTTTCGGCTTCCTCAAAATTGCCCTCGTCGATAAGAGCCTGAGCCCTGTCAAGCATTTCCTGTCTTGTCACTTTTATAACCCTCCTTTAGTTTGTCAAGCCTTGCCTGTGCTGTTATCTTTTTATCAGCACGCTCAGCCTTCATTTTTTCGATTACATTCTGCGGTATGATATCGCAGTAGGCCGCCACAAGCTGTGACTTGGCGTTCTTGCTTCCTGCAATTTCGTCTATCAATCCCAGCTCGACCGCTTCATCAGCCGTCAGCCATGTTTCCTTGTCCATGATTTCCAGTGCCTTTTCTTTTGTCATGCCTGATTTGGTTATGTAGGCATTTGCAATAGTTTCATTGGCTTTTTGCAAAATCTCTGACATCTTGTCCATGTCATGATAATCACCTCTTGTCGCTGATGATACGTTATGCACCATAATCTGTGCCGTCGGTGATATATCTGACTTGCCTGCACACGCTATCACGCTTGCCGCACTTGCCGCAAGACCGACAACGTGTATCTTGACATCGCCTGAATATTCACGGATTGCCGAATAGATTTCGGACGCTGCAAAAATATCACCACCGCCAGAGTTAATGTAAACTTCCAACGGCTCGCCTTTTTCAGCCGCAGCAGTTATACCCTTTGAAACCTTTGCAGGAGAAGTGGCGTCAATGTCGAAAAGGTCATAGATCCACTGGTCATCATTCGGAATGATAGTACCTTTGACGTTAATTTTCATCATTTTCACCTCCCTCGCCGCTGTCTATCTTTGCCGTGTCTAGTCTGACATAGTATTGATCGCCCGAAGGAATGTCAGCCAGATTGAACACGCTTCGGATTTCATTTGCGTTCATGATACCCCTGTCAAAAAACTGCACCAGATTCAGCTTGGTTGACATCGACGCAGTGCTCAGATTGAACGCTTCAAAAACTATCTTGTTGCCATATCCTCTTTCAATACGGCTGAATAGTTTTCGTGTAAATTCGCCAGCCAATTCCATTACTACTGGTTCTATCTCCGATTCGTAATAGGCGTTGTATTGGTCTTCGGTGTAACACGATTGCACGATATTTGCATTCGTGTTAAACAGTGAATAAATTCTCTGCGTAGTCTTCTCCATGACCGACGAATTTGGTACATAGTCTTTGGCGTCAACTTGCTTTGCGTCAGCCTTGCTGTCGACCGCCGCAACACCTGTGCCGTTCTGAACGCTCATG